GAAGCGCGTGCTTTGGAAACTCCAAATTGGAGAAGGCGCCGACCGAACCAGTCACCTTTTTGAACATGCAAAGTGTAAAGAGAAAATACAATATGTAAAATAAACCTACTACCTAACAAGTTCACTCTAATCTTCACGGCGACGACAAGATTTTGTCGTTCTTAGATGCCTCAGAAACCCATCTAAATGGGTTGGAACATGTTGAGCGCCCCCGTAATGTTGTACTCATACATACGAGGGGCACTCAGGAAGAACACTGGATTGAAATCCACGCCAGCTGCATAATACAGGTCCATATACGGCCAGGAGACCGTAATCGCACCAGCGACCGTGGACTTGAATGTGGTATCAACGCGGACATTCTCTGTATCACCATTATCGTTCTGCCTGTACGCTGTGAAAGCGGGGTAGAACCGACCCTGATTATACTGTGGTACCACAACGGATACACCAGCTTGGGTCCTTTGATTGGTAAGAGAAATACCGCGGTGTCCCGTGGGAATGCGATTTGGCGAACCCGTTGTAGCGGCGCGAGCCACATTAGACGGGTAAGCACACGCAGCAGTTGATGTGGAGGAATTGCGGTTCTGATTGGTAGCATTGACAATGTACCCACCAAAATAGCGCGAGACCGAAAGTCCCGTAGCTAAAGAGGTGTTATCTCTCGACTCACCATGAACATTAACATGGATCACAGTCGAACCGCGATACCCCACAAACGCGTTGAGTACCCAATCAAGAGGGTGAGGACGGCAGAACGTATAAGCACGTGGCTCTGGAGCCGCAAGAAGCGACTCAGCCCAGTTCATGCCAAACGAACCATCATAACCAAAGGTTGTGGGAATCTTCGGTAACAAATTAACCGCCCTGTTCAAGCCGATACCAACGAATGTTGGATTGACGGCGTCACCTCCAGTCACATACTGACCACAACACTGAGTGATCCAGAAGGTGGCTCGATGTAGGAGAGGGCGTAATGAGGCCACAGATTCTCCAACAGTGATACCAGCGATCTGACCATCAATGTTAGTCTCATCATCGTGCGTGAAAACTTCCTCACTCTGCACCTCCATTGCTGAGTAAGCAACAGGTAGGTCCTCGGGAACAGCAAACTGAAAATCAGGACCAGCAGAGACGAAGAGCAACACATCGATAGAGGCTGCAGCAGTTGGGCCAGTGATGGGATTGAGAACACGCATTGTGAAACACCCATTCATACAGGTCGCATCGTAAGAATACGTTGGTGTTGGACCGTTAGAATAAGTGTTCTGCTTTCTCGTTGCCTTCAACCATGGCGTGACCGCTTTGTATGGGACAACAATCTCAACTTCATCCTCATGTTCAAGATCCACGACTCGAGTGAAACAAGAAGTCTCAACATCAGCATTCCCCGTGATATCAGCATTGGGGTCCCAACTGATGGAGACGCGTCCTCGGTGATACTTGGACTTCACAAAGACCAACTTGTACTTGATGGATCCACGCCACAGACGAAACATGTTAGCAAAGTAGCTCAAGGGTGTGAACCAATGAAACGTTTGCTGTGTGCCTGCGGTGTAGATGTCATGGTTGGGAGTCACAAGCCACGACAGAAGGAGAGTATCAACTGCCTTGGTGTTGTCCCACAAAGTTCCAACCAGAAACGATTCACGGGTGATGAGATTGCTAAGCGCCAAAGGATCGGCACTATCAGTCCCAGCCACATCGTTCGAGATTGTCACCTCGTTCTTTGGATCAAGCGCAAGCTTATCGAGAGGCATGGATGTCTCAACGTTGGCAAACGCGTGGAAAGTCTTGGGTTGAACACCCCGCACGTCTTCAATCACAGGTGGATTGGAAAAACCGAAGAGCTTCGCAATGCCAGAAACAGCTCTAGCACCTAGCTCTGTTGCACGTGCGAAGGGTCCAATCACAGGAACATCCGTCAAACGCCTTGCGACGTTGGCGACCGCAGTAGCGGGAGCAGAGACCACACCGTTGGCCTCCTCATACTCGTCCTGACTTTGCACAGCCAACTGGGACGTTGGAGCACACACCTTCACATCCTCAGCCCAGGCATAACAGGAAACTGTGATGTTGTTCCCAGAAACGCCATTGGCAGATTGGAGACGTGAATAGATCCAATACGTGATGGTACCCATATCCTGGAAACCACTGGCCGAATTGACATTAAGCCAGTTTCGTGGATTCAGGAAGGGGAGTTCCAGCTCTACGGACGTCATCTTGTGGGGCGCAATCCAAACGCCCGGACGCTGTGAATACGTCACCTGATCATTCGCCTGGTTCAAGTAATCTATGCAGCCATATGGAGTATAGGCCGCACGCAACATCCCATAATAAAATGGAGAGGCGTTCACTACAAACTTGAGCCGCAGGCGACAATGAATACGTGCGAAATTGTCCAACTTCTTCTTGATGAAAGAATCGTTGAAATACAGGTGCCACGGTTTGAACGTGGAACCCGTATACCCATTCGCAGCAGACTCATCCCACGTAAATCTGTGAATCAACACAGGACGCTTCAAATAATCAGCCAACAGAGCAGTCGACTCAGCATCGGCGTCATACGTAGGATCGGCCATGGAGGCGTAAATCTCAGGGGTGGCTTCAGCACCATCCGCAAATGCCAAATTCTCTTGGACAGTCAATGAGGGGGGAGCAACGTCAGCGACGAAAACCTCCTCGGACTGAACCTCAAAATGGACCTGATCTACCTCTTGTTCCGCATTTTCTTCTTCCAGGATGACTTCTTCACCCAGGCGACGACGCAGTTCACGGTACAGTTCCATCTGTTCCTCACGCGTTGTAGCGTGAAGGAGAGACTGGCGTGCACGGTGCCTCGCGAGGAGCATTCGCTTGAACTTAACGTACTCCCCGTTCTTCCATGTGACACGGACGAGATAGCCAATTTGTGCATTGGAGAGATCGAGGAGCTCTTGAAACTCATCTTCACTCTGCACCTGGAAGGCAATATCCAGTGGTACGGGTTTAAGGTCCCCGATAGACTCAAAATCTTCTTTGTTGAACGGCAAGGTAATAACCCACAAGATGGCTGCCTGGCCAGCAAGGGGTTTTGAGTGCGTTTGTGCCTGAACCGATCACATCCGTAAAAACGGACTTTGGGGAACGCCCTGGTGCAGGACGTCCGTTTCCACACTTAGAGTACATATACACTCACTGAGTACACTACAGTAACTAAACGAACGTAGCCCTTTTGGTTTGGAATGAACCGTGACATGGTGCTATGCGCCACTGACCGTCAACCCGGTCTACGGCGTGAACTTTCCAAGCTTCACATGCTTGGAAGAATTCCAGAAGCGCTGCTCAAGCGCCTCCCACGTCGGAAACGTGCTCTTGGTGACGAAGTGATCGATGTCTGTCTCGTTCACCACTTCCATGAGCATTTTCCTCTTCTCTTCGAAGACCAACTTGCCGTAATAGAAGTACTCGTTAAGAGCAGCCTCGATAACAGCAACGGCTTGCGCCTCTGCACAGATTGTGTTCGAGGCGACACCAATGGTCAACATCTTCTCAATGGAGTCATGGTCGAGTGGTGCCAGATAGCATTTCATGAGTGGATCAAACACCCAAGTACGCTTCAAAAACGAGACATCATTGATGTGCACAAAAGGCACTGACTCACTCTCCTTGTCCGCCATGGTATACTCAACACCAATAGCGGCAAGGTTGTTTTGAATGGCCGTATGGTTGAACCAGTCGGCCTCAACAGACACCCCCATGACATTGTCGTCTCCATAGGTCATCAACTTCACGTACTTCTGAAAGTCCGCGACTGTGACATCCTCTCTCTCTTCACTAAGTTTGGCGAACACGTACCTCATGTACAAGCTGTTCACCAGACTATTCACGATCACAGTGAGAGGATGACCTGATGGATTCGTTCCGTAGAACTCAATCAGATCACCATTGAAATCCACAAGGGGAAATGCAGTATCTTCTGCGATGCACTTGAGAATGCGAAGATCCTCCTCGCTCCAACCTGCAGTCCGATGGACAGCAATAATGACATCAAAAGCAGCGAGCACGAAGGATGCGCTCATTCGCTTATCAAACTTGCCATAATCGCCAGCAACGATGCGGTCTTCACCGAACTGAACCAGATACTCGCGGATCTCCTGCCACTCCAGAGACTGACACACAGTTCCCGGACCGGCCTCGAACACAAAACGATTGTTCTGCATCAGACGCACAAAACTGAGGAGATACTTGCGCACCACCAACGACCAGTCGGCTGGTGCACCTGTGAATACACGAGTCTTCTGCGCTTCAATCTTCTTGAATGAAGTGGCTTCATCCTTGAGGTGTGCACAGAAGTTAGGGTACCATCGGACTCCCTTCTGATACCGTTCAATGATATCATCCACGCGATCCATCACTTCGTCCGAGAAAGCCACTGGCTCCTGCCAGGTCTCATCAGCTGGAATGCTGTGTAGAAAATGCTTCTTGGACTTCTTCCACGGATTGCCCATGGATGTTGAGCGATTGATCTTGTCCACATAAGTCACACCAGGCAACCCATTTACTGCAGACATGTTGTCCAATACCATCAACTCACTTAGCTCCTTCTTCGTCACCCCCTTCAGGATGTCCCGAGCAAAGTGCGTGGCACAATCACGAATGAGCTGATCATCTGCTAAGCTTTCCGTCTGAACCATCTCAATGAGGTTCTTCCGCCAGGGCATCCATCCTCTCATGACGGGAGCCCCAAACTTGACCTGATAACCACGTTTCTCCATCGCTTCGCAAATGACCGTACGGGTAACATGAGACTTTGACGAGCTACGAGAGCCCGTAAGTGAACCATACACGTTAGCCGTCCCATTCTGAATAAAGCGAATCGGAGACTTGTTGTGAAGTGGAACAATGTCCAACTTGGCAGAGGGAGCGGACAGAACTGGCTCAGAGCTCTGAATTTCGAACTCCGTGCACTGCTGAATACCCCGCTCCACAATGTCCTTGGAGACACTCTTACAACCCGCCGTAAGATCCAATCCTAGAAAATGAATTCCAAGAATGATAGGACCTCGTGGTGAATTCACAAGCCATGGGGAACCACATTGACCCACACGAGTGGGTTCCTTCACGTAGCCAGACCAGATCTCAAACTCACGCTCGAACCGTGGTACGAAACGAACATCCTTCGAAGTGACGGAGACCGACTGCATATGGTTGGCACCACCTTCGTCAATACCAACAATCTCACCACGGAACTTCCCTTGCAACGTTGCATTGGGAAACAGATCCACAATACGTTGCTTGGGTGGGATGTCTCGTAGTTCAATGAAAGCCACCTCGTGTTCCGGAAACCGCTTCACTTGACTCTGACGAATCAACATGGTCTTGTTCTGGGTCACACCGTCTTTCGAAGCGCTACGCGTGAATACTAGTTCAAAATCTCCCTCAC